TATTGAAGGCTACGCAAGTACTACAGATATAGACAGAATGAACGATGTTATACCTAGTGCAGTTTGGGAAAAAGGCATATCCAACTACTTAAAAAATCCTATTATATTATCGCAACATGACCATGATGATCCTATTGGCAGAATGGTTGATTATAGAATAGATTCAAAAGGTTTGTGGGTTAAAGCCAGAATCTCAGCCGCAGCTGATGAGGTTTATGGTTTAGTAAAAGATGGTGTAGTAACCGCATTTAGTGTTGGATTCAGAGTCATAGACGCTGCATACGATGCTGCAACAGAGCTGTTTGTAATCAAGGAACTTGAACTAGTAGAAATATCAGTTGTATCAATTCCTGCCAACCAGAATACTCTATTTAGTTTGTCTAAAGCATTTTCAGATGCTGATGAGTACAAAAAGTTTAAGTCCCAATTTATAACGGCAGATGACTCAGCTAAAAAGCTCGAAAGTTTGCCTCCTGTAAATTTAAAATCATATAAGGAAGTCGAAATGACAGAAGATCAAATCAAACAAATGGTAGCAGATGCTGCCGCTGCTGCAGCCCTAGAAACAACTAAGGCTCTAGAAGCAAAACAAAAAGCTGAAGCTGATGCAGCTGAACTAGATGCTCGTTTAAAGGCCGTCGAAATTCAAACTGCTGAATCAGGTGCAGAACGTCTAATGGCTGAAATCGAAAAGCGTTTCGCTGATCAAGCAGCCTCAACAAAAAGCATGCTAGATGGCCTACAAGGTGCTATCTCTGAAAAAGCTGCTGAAATTGAAGCTATCCAAAAGTCAAAAATGACTTTTGTTGACGGTAAACAAGGTGGACCTTCTTACAAAGAAAAAGAAAATGCAGTTTTACTTGCTAACATTTCTCGTAAAAGTTTAACAGATACAAAATACGCACAAGATCTAATCCAAAAATACGGTCAACACTTGCCAAGCGCTACCTGGGAACTAGAAGTTAGCCTAAACATGGAAGAAGACGTTCGTCGTAGATTGGTTGTTGCGCCACTATTCCGTACAATTGACATGAAAACCAATGTCATGACAATTCCTTTGAATCCAGATGCAGGTTTGGCTGCTTGGGTACAAAACAGTGACTTTGGTGGTACAAGTTCAGTTGGTGGTAGTTCAGCTACTACAACTGGTACAGTTGGTTCAAATTCTCCACACGCAATCAAAGAAGTTACTCTAAATGCATACAAAGTAGCTACAAGAGAATATTTAAACTACGAAGAAGAAGAAGATTCTTTAATTGTTTTACTACCTTTCATCCGTGATGCTATGATTCGTCGTATTGCTCGCTCAATTGATCGTGCATATATACAAGGTTCAGGCAGCGGTACCGATCCAGTTAAGGGTCTAACTCGTTACGCCAATGTCAACACAGCTACACGTACTTCAGTAGTAACTGCAGCAGTTGCTACTGCCTCACCAGTTACAGTTGCTAATTTACGTGCTATGCGTGCTGGTTTAGGTGTTTTAGGTCTAGATCCATCAGAAGTTACCTTTATTGTTAACTCAGAAGTATATTACAACTTGCTAGATGATGAGAAATTCCAAACAATGAACCAAGTTGGCGTACAAGCTACATTGTTAACTGGTCAGATTGGTCAGATCGGTAACTCTCCAGTTCTAGTAAGTGGTGAACTACCAGTAAAACCAACTGCAGGTAAAGCAGGTACAGTTGCTGGTACTGGAGCTTCACAAACTACTACATGGGCGGCTGATCAAGATGATGTTGTTGGTGCTTTAGCTATTTATACACCAAACTTTGTTATCGGCAATCAGCGTGGTCTACGTATGGATACACAAGAGTTGGTAGAAACACAACGTCGTGTTATGGTTGCCAGTATGCGCAGTGGCTTCCAGCAAATGTCCAGCACCTATGGTTCTGGTGTTGTAAGCTTACGTTACGCAAGCTAATCAAGTTGGGGGCTTTTTGCCCCCATCTTTTGTATGTGCGGCGTGCTGCACATACAAAAGATTACAGGAGTATTTATGGGATTACCATTAGTTACAAGAGCTGAGTATAAAGCTTATGCTGGTATCACAAGTACTACCAGTGATACCAAATTAGACAGTTTGATTCTACAAACCAGCGAACTGGTAAAGTCCATATGCCGCAGAACTTTTGTAGACTGGGTTGACGACACCAAAGTAGAAATTCAAGAAGGTGGCGGTCCACTAATCATTCTACAAGAGTCACCAGTTATTGCCATCAACAGTGTGGAGCTTAGCACAGACTACGGCAAAACCTACACCACACTTGTAGAATACACAAATTACGTGCTAGATTTAAAAGCAGGTGCACTACGTCCCATACAAATGACGCAGTATCCTCTGGAAGTTTATGGCAGTGCGCCTTATGGTACTATTAATTATGGTTTTACACCTTACGGCACTACCATAAACCCAATATTTCCAAAAGCCATAAACGGCTACCGCATCAGTTACACTGCAGGTTACGAAGAACTACCCGCAGACTTAAAGCTAGCAGTATTTGATTTAGTTACTTACTATCAACGCAATGACGGTGCCGTGCATTCTAATAGCGCACCAACTGGCAGTGGTATACAAATTCAGTATATAACAGACACCAGTTTACCTGCACATATTCGCCGCGTGTTAGATTTGTATACTGCGAGTTATGATTAATTATGGCAGTCGAACAGTTTACGGCCGCATTACAGTCACAAGTATATAAAAACTGGTTGAAGCAGTCTGGAAAAAACGTTATTAATAACACTGTTAAAGAGCTGCGAGCTAGTCAGCAGACTAGCCCTAAAACTAGTTTTTATTTAACAAAAAGCACTGTTAAAGACTTATTTAAAACCATAGCTAATATAAACTTACCAGACAGTCAAGCACAAGAGTTTTTAAACTTAATGCTAACAGGTAATGCAGATGGACTAGCGGGGCCAGAAGGTTTAGCTAAAGGCGAAAAGTTTACTAAAGTTGCAGGTGAAGACGCAATATTTTTTCAAAATATTGGTTTTGATACAATAACTGTCAGACTAAATCAAGTTATACAAGAGTACCCTAAACTTCAAGCAGCAATGGAGTTGGCAGAAGAAAATTACTATGCTGCTGAACTAACTGCACTAAATGCACAAACAGATTTAACTGCCGCAGAAAAACGCGATCAGTTAACTAAAATATCAAAGGCTGCGGCAGAACGAGCTAGTTTAGGTTACTACTTTAATAAAGGTCACGTAATAGGTGTTGCAACAAATGTAACAAAACAGTTTAGAGATAAACTAGCAAAAACAGATAAACTAGCAAAAGATCAACGAGATATATTAATCAATGTGTTAGACTTATACATTGACAAAATGGTACAGGATGATTTAGCAAGTGCTAACTTACCTAGTGCTGTAACTCAAGAGCTATATGCCAGCTATATTAAGTCTAGTGATAAATATTTAGTAGAACTACAGCATACTGCTACTAACCAAGGTTCTACAGCTGCTGCAAGTAGAAGTATTACACTTGAGCTTAGTAAGATATTTGGTGTAACTGCAGAAGATTTACTTAAAACAGTAACAAGCTCACCAACAGTTGCTGCAACTTTACTAAAAACTGAAGGTTCTCCTAGTTTTGTAACTATTCTTGCAAAGCAGCTTGCCAGCGCAATGGCAGGCAAACCAAAAGATAAAACTGTTTATAGCGCAAAGTCGGCACTTGTAGGTAGAAAAACTACCAAAATTACAAAACCAAAAAGCCATAAGCAGGATATACAAAAGCTTAAAAAATTAAAGCAAGAGCTAGAAAAAGTTAAGCCAGACCCTAGCAAGATAAAAGTTGCAGTAGACGTACCAGAATCATTAAATTTATTTAGTCTGCAAACTATAATAAACAGCCAACTACAAGAAACCATAAGAAAAAATATGGGCACGGGTAGAAGCCGTAATGTGCTAAACTATCGTACTGGTCGTTTTGCTGGTTCGGCTAAAGTGGAACACCTAACTCAAAGCCGCCAAGGCATGATAACAGCTTTTTACAGCTACATGAAAAACCCTTATCAAACTTTTGAACCTGGTTTTGCACAAGGATCTCCAGAGTCTAGAAGCCCCAAGCTATTGATAAGTAAATCAATTCGTGAAATTGCAGCAGCTCAAGTAACAAGTCAATTAAGGGCCGTAAGCGTATGAGTCGTAGAACCTCAATAGTTAAAGCATTAGTAGATAAAATTAATTTGATTGATGGTCAACAGCCTTACCAAATTAACTTATTTTCCAATGCTCATGACAAGCTAAAATTTTGAGATGAAATAAATCAGTTTCCTGCTGTGTACGTAACTCCAGGAAGCGAAACACGTGAATATCTTCCTGGTAATTTAACGTGGTGCTATTTAGGTGCCAGTGTAAAAATTTACTGCAAAGGTGAAACAAGTAAAGATGATTTAGAAAATTTACTTGAAGATATTGAAAAAGTAATCAACAGTAACCGTGTATTAACTTATGATACAGATTTTGGTTATCGAACAACAGAAATCTTAGTGATTTCAGTAACAACTGACGAAGGGCTATTAATGCCTTACAGCGTTGGTGAAATAAATTTACAAATTCGCTACCAGTTAGTGTAACTATACCAAAGTACTCAAGCAGATAAATGTCTAGCAAAAATACTGTGGTATTTTAAAACAAAGGAAATAAAATGGCATTAAATTTAGCACGTAATAGTAGAGTATTCTTTA